CCCCGAAGGAGGGCAGATTATTAGTCTTACTATCTTACAGTACAGCGTCAGACAGAAGCTCGATACCGAACGAATCATCAAGCTCTGCAACACCGTAAACGGCAGTAGCGTTAAGCTCGAATGCTCGGAGAGACTCGTCACGCTGTGGCGCAATGTTAAAGTCACGCTTCATAGCGATCATGATAGCTTCAGGAGCGAATACAGCGCCTTTAGCATCGCCAGAACCGTCAATAGCTACGTTAGCTGACTCGTAGACATTGATTCCAGCGATAGTTCCAACATAACCAGTACGCATCGCTTCGTTCTGCGAATCGCCACCGTTCGGGTTAGCGAAGGTGTTAGTTAGGTTAGCTTTCAACTGGTAGGCTTGGAAAGGGTGTACAACAGCATTGATCACGCCAGTTACTTTGTTAGCGCGTAGAGTAGCAGCAGCCTTAAACAAATCAGCAACAGTGATCTCAGCGCCAGCAGAACCGATAGAACCAGAGAAGCCGTCAAACAAAGCAATGAGGTCAGTATCAATCTTAGTAGCGATAGCGTTACCAAGAACAGTACCTAACTCAACAGCAGGGTTGCCGTCACCGTAAGTAGCCATATCAGTCAACAGAACCTGTGCGCCTACTTCACCAACAGTTACAGAAACTGAAGAAGTAGAAACAGTGGTGCTTGACATATCAGTGCCCTCGACTAAATCGGTCGCTGAAATGTTCGGGTACTTAGGAACCTGAATAGTTTTACCAGCTTGGGCCTGAATGTTATACATTGTAACCAGACCTAGCATTAGGGATTGCTCTTCAGCAGTAAAGCGAGCTTGTGCGACAATATTTACAAATAGGTCGTCAAGGGTAGTACTAGTAGTTGCAGCCATGATAAATTACCTTAAAATTAAATTAGTTTGTGGTTTGTTGGTTACTTTTTCTTGAAAGCAGCAAATGCTTCTTTACCGCCATCGTTCCAGTTTGCAACCATATCTGCCACAGATGTAGGCTTCTGTGTAGAGCCACCAGTGTTACCCTGCGATCCTGTTCCACCTATAGAGGCTTTGACCATGTGCGGGTTTACTGTCAAGAATTCAGTCACCATCTCATTGACGGATAACAAATCACCGCTGTCATTGTATCGCGGTACTCCGTTAGCGTCTAGCACCTCAACCGTTCCGTCTTCTGACAGTCTAGTCTGGCCTTTAAGTAACTGTGAAACTTGATTCGGATTTACAGCATTACTGTTACCAGCAGCACCAAGCAAAGCGCCATCAACTAGCGTATGTTGTAACTTGCTCTTGTAACTCTGTATCTCCATGTCTTTCTTTTCGACCGTCTGTTTCAGGATAGAATCAAACTCGCCACGCTCTTTCTTTCGCTCCAACTCGGCAGCTTCTCGCTGCGCCATTAAGTCTTTCGCGTCATCCAGATCAATGCCAGATATCTTCTTGTCGAACTTACGCTGCTCTCTTGCAACACGATCCGCAACAATGCGGTCTAGTTCGTCCTGAGTAAAGGTCTTTGATTCCTGACTTTGTGCTGCCGCAGTTTCAGTCTCTGCTTCTGTTGCCATGATTTCATCGCTCATGTGACGTAGCCTCTAAAAGAGTAGGTGGAATGGTGAATCTCGATTGTAGCATAATTGGTTACTTTTTAACTTTCTTCTTCTTTTTGGGGCGGCCCACTTTTGAACCGTATGTTCCTTTACCTTTTGGCATTATGTTTTTACCTCTTCTGGTACTTCTTGCTCTATATAGGGAACGCCAGTTTCTAGCGCGTCAATGATGCTTTCAAGTAAGTCGCCTGATGTACTTGCGTTTATTCCAGTTATCACTGGATCAACTCCAAATTGCTTAACATGAAGCGCAAACAAGTCATCTGCGGATAAAGTCTCTACCATTATATTTTTTCCTCCATTATTTCATCAAAACGAGCAGCCAAAGCAGGAAAGCGTTTTTCTACAAGTTTCCATTCTGGCGTATGCCTTGCAGCAAACAGGTTTGCAAAAACTTCGGCATACCTGTTTTCTATGTTTTTATAATAACTTAACCCATGACCCCAAACTTTATACCTGTCTTGAAGCTGGCCGTGGGATAGAGCATCAACAATGTCGGAAACATTTGCCAGTTCATCATTCTTAATAACTCTTTTTGTGAACCTATAAGCGCCTTTCTCTGTAACATTTGAGTCATACATATCATTAATCAAGCTATTCATGGCATCTTCTTTTTTTGCCTTTGAAGACAGTCCTAGAGCTTTTCTATCAGCTTTAAATGCCGCTACAAATTTCTTGTCATGGGAACTAGCATACCCAAACCCCATCATTTCTTTGCCAAGCATATAATCAACATGGTGGCCGTACTCATGCCTAACAACAGCCCCGCCTCTCTCTACGCCTGAGGTTACAGTTCCGCCATTATTGGGGTTGTAAAGGCCACCGTTTTCTTTGCCAATTAGTTTTTTGGGTTTGGGAAGTCTTTGCACTAGCGCCATTTGAACGCCAGTTATTGCGTTTAGTGCCGTATTAAAATCAGAGGCTACAATCTCTTTCTGTCCCGCCTTGTTAATATTGACAAACTCTACCCCCTTAATAACGTCAACTTCAGGCTCTTTAACCGACTGCGCTTCTGTTTTTTTACTAGCATCAGCCTCTGCATCAAACACAGGCCGCCAGTGGTGTTGGCAGTTGTACCCACCACGGACAATAAAAGGATCTCCAGATGCTTTACCTTTCCAGCTACCAGACCAAGTTTCCTCGATCTCTTCATCAGTAAATACCTGCCCAGCATGTTTCACACAGAACGGCCTAGAGTCTCTGACAGTGCCTCCGTAATACTTCCACTTGGTAGCGCCAGACTGCTTGCCAATAGCTGTATTGATTGAGGCATCAAACTGCATAAGGCTATCTTGTGCCATCTGCGTTGCGTAACGTCTTAGGTTATTACCAACCCTATCTCTGGCGTAGACCGTCTGCAATTGCCTTACAGCGTCTGCCTGCTGCGCTGCCGTACCGTTAGCAGCAACATCAACAAGGCGGTTAGCCTCTAGGTTGTCGGACTCGATGTAAACGCCATTAATTGTCTGTCTAAGGTTCTTAACTGTGTCGTTAAATGATCGACCTGTTAGGGTGCTTTGATAAACCTCGTTAGCCATTACATCAAGGTACTCGTTAGCAATGCCCTCAAACCCTTGGAAGGATAGTCGCTGCAACTGGCTAATAACTGTCTGATCTAACTTGGTAAAGTCACCATAACTAGAAAGCATCTTAGAAGCATCAGCAGAAACCTTTGTGTAATCTCTAATTGCTGCATCAACTTCAGAAAGATAATCAGCTTCTAATGCCGCTCGTATTTGCGGTCTAGCGGATACAGCCCACTCCAAATCAAACAGTTTCCCGTCTTTCGTTGGAGCAGTAGCCATAAGGCTTGCTACATCGTCTTCTAAGGTCTTTAAAGCGCCAGCCAATCGCTCTTGATGGCTATCGGCTAGACGCTCTAAGATATCAGAATAATCGCTATCTGCTGCCATTAAAACTGTCCAACATTGCCCGCTGGTTCTGACCCTTCTTCTTTAGGCTCAATGAGAGCGTCTCCACCCTCTACATCACCAAGCCCAATTTTCTCCCGTATTTCGTTAGGAGTAACAACGCCAGCATCAATGTGATAGCTGTATATCTGTGTCTTATCAGAGAAGTCACCAAGTACAGATGCTGTTTGTTCAATCTCAACGTGAGCTTTAGCAAGCTGCTCATCATCAAGTAGAAGGTCTGCAATCTTCTTGTCGATCTCCATAGCCATCGTTACTGACTTAACGCCCGTAGAGCGCAACTGCTGTAAGAACATTAGCTCTTTATCGTAATCACGAAGGTCAAACGAATCAGGGTAGAAGATTTCAACGTCTGCGGTTATCTCTTGCCATTGGCAGAACAACAACCATAGCTGCTCTTCAGCAAGCTCAAGCAAATCAGCCTTCTCAGATAGTTTGGCGTTCAACATCTGGAATTCAGTAGCCATTGCCACACCTGACATAGTTACTGCTTCAGTACCGCGAACAGCGCCCATGTGACTCATACGGTTAATAGCTTGAATCTTATCCTGAATAGATGCGCGTACAGCGTCAAGGTTCTGACCGCTCGGCTGTAGCTGATAAGGCTTTAAGCTCGAATCCATATCATCAGGCATATTGATAATAGCGCCAGCACCTGCACTAGCATCAGTCCCGAAAGACTTAACCAATGTGGGGTGGTTAGATATGCGAATAAGCTGTTCGACTTCTGATAGCTCTTGGTAGATAGCCCGCTGCATGTAGGAAGCGTCTGATATAT